TGCATCACTGAAATTCCTTGGCGCCAACAGTCCAAACGGATTCCGCCGCGTCACCTATCGGATCGTGCGAGCCGATGAAACCAGCGCCTACAAAGCTGGCGGCGCAGGTAAGGAAGGTGATCAAATTGAGTTGCTGCTAAACAGAACAATTGACTATCACGATAGATTGTTCATTGATTGCAGTACGCCGACAATTGAAGGGTTTGACCGCATTGATGATGCGTTCAAACTGGGCGACCAACGCCATCGCTATCTGCCATGCCCTCATTGCGGGTGGTATCAAACGCTTTCAGCAACTGCATTCACCCCTGGAGCGGATCGAAGCAAGCCTGGTGGCTTCTGGTGGGAGCCAGGGAAGCCAACAAGCGTTGTTTACATCTGCGAGCGCTGCGACAAGCCAATTCAGCACAGCCAAAAGTTTGAAATGGATCTACAGGGCGAATGGCGCCCCACCGCACCTCCAAACATTGATCCAAACGGAAGGGAGCATCGCAGTTATCACATTTGGGCTGGCATTTCGTATCAAGCAAACGCAAGTTGGGCAAACATTGTTGCCGAGTACGAAAAAAATCAAAATTCACCCGAAAAAATCCAGGTGTTTATTAACACATGGCTTGGATTGCCATATCGGGAAGATGCAGCAACTCGCCTTACCGCTGAGGGTCTAATGACGCGCCGCGATACCTACTCAAGCGGCAAGGTTCCCGATGGCGTATTGATGATCTGCATTGGCGTTGACATGCAGGATGACCGCGCTGAGGTGTTTATTTGGGGGTTTGGCCCCGGTGATTCAGCGGCGCAAGCAACGGCAGAACCCGAAAAATGGCTGATTGAGCATCACGTTATTTATGAGAGGTATGACACGAAAGCGGTTTACGCTCAGCTAGATACGTTTTTGCTCGGCGGCTATCCACTGAGCAACGGCTTTGAGTTGAAACCAGCGGCAATGGCAGTTGACTCAGGCTCTGGCGATCACACACCGTATGTTTATGAATATGCAAACAGTCGCGCAAGGCAAGGCGTTATCGCAATCAAAGGTATGCCGCAGATCGGGAAGCCCCCGATCAATAACGGCAGGCGCACGGAGTACGACATGAAGGGGCGACTAAAGAAAACAAGCGCTCAGGTTTATCAAGTTGGCACGGACATGATCAAAACAATCCTGATGGCCCAACTACGGCATGGTCTTCAGTCTGGCGCTGGAGCGATCCACTTCCCAAGCGATACGACGGAGGAGTTCTTCGTACAGCTTGTCTCAGAGCGGCGCCACCACAGCACCATTGGCGGCCAGCCCAAGGTCACATGGGTACGCCGCAAGGGAACCGCCGCCGAGGCACTGGATGGGACGGTTTACGCCTATGCAGCGTTTCATCACGCCAAGAAAAAGTACAATCAAAAAACAATGTGGGCGCAACTGGCGGCGGCAATGGACAACAGCAACAAGCCAGCACCAGAAAAATCCCCAGTCGCGTACAACCTGCTGGAGGGGCAGAGGGTTTATTGAGCCTAGACTAGACTGACAATCGCAAGCGCAAGCACCAGTGGCAACGATCCCATCCGAATTTAGAGCGGGGGATTTTGTTTCCTGGACCGAGTACGAGGCGCCAGAAGGCACTACGGCGATCCGCGTGTACCTGCGGACGAGCGCGGCATCCGGGGCCACTGTTGATGCCACAGCAAGCGGAAGCTATTGGAAATTTGAAATTTCAGCAGCAACAACAGCCGCGCTGACCGCCGGAAGCTACCTTGCACAGTTTGTAGCTACGGTGGCCACGAAACCCGTGACGTATCGGGAGGTGGCGTTTACCGTGTTGCCGAGCTTGGCCTACACGGGCACGCCTACAGCTTTTGAAACTAGAAGCGCAGCCAAGATTCGCCTTGACAATGTTGAGGCTGCAATTGATGCTCTTAGCACTGGAGCGCAGGAATACCAGATCGGGCTTGGAAGCGGTGGCCGCCGAGTGCGCCGCGCTGATCTGAAAGATTTGATTGAGTGGCGTGATCGGCTTAAGGCGGAAGTGCGTGCCGAAGAACGCGCTGACGCAATTGCCAACGGCAAGGGTGATCCAAATACGCTTTATACACGTTTCACACCGAGCTTCTAAAATGGGCGTCCGCACCTGGCTAAAAGGGCAAGTCAAGCAAATGCTGGGAATTCCCCAGGCAAAATTTGAAGCTGCTCGATCCGGCAGGCTTAGCGAAGATTTCTTTAGGCCATTTACCAGCGCTAATGCAGAAATTCGATTTGACCTGCAGACACTGCGAAACTCTGCCCGTTCGCTGTCACGCGACAATTCCCATGTTCGCGGCATCAAGCGCACGTTTCGCGTAAACGTAATTGGTTCACGCGGTATTCAACCCAGGCCGCAGATTAAGCAGTTGTCAGGCGATGGCCTTGACGAGCGGCGAAATACGATTCTGCTTGAGGAGTACAACAAGTGGTGCCGCAAAGATAGCTGTGACGTATCTGGTCGAAATAGCTTTTTGAGTTTTCAGTTACATGTTCCTGCGGCTCTGATTGATTCAGGCGAAGTGTTTTTTAGGATTGTGCGCGGCCAAAGGTTTGGTCGAAGCACTGTGCCATTGGCACTGGAAATGATTGAGGCAGATCAGGTTGACGTTGAGTACAACGCCTTGTCTGAACGGCCAGGGCATCGGTGGGTGATGGGTATTGAAGTTGACCAGTGGAACCGCCCAACACGTTATGCAATTCTTAGTCAGCACCCAGGCGACCGTGAGTTACGGAACCCTAATGTCAGCGTCAAGCATGTATTTCTGCCAGCTAGCGACATTATTCATGTCTATGGCGTAGAGGAGCGTGTAAATCAGTTGCGTTGCGAGCCGCTGCTTACGCCGGTCGTGATCACTGCTCACAACATGCGTGAATACCAAAAGTCGCATTTGGTGAAAAAGCGCGGGCAGGCCAATCAAATGGGTTGGATTCAAACGCCAGATAATTTTGATGGTGAATTGGTTGACGACAAGCGCACTGTTGATTCGGAAGCTGGAATCTTTCGCCGCCTGAACCCCGGCGAAACTGTCATCCCACCCGATTATGGTCCCGAAGATAGCGTTTACCCCGATGTGATTAAGGATTCGCTGCGGACTATGGCAGTTGGTACTGGAACCAACTACAGCACGTTGTCGGGAGATTTCAGTGAAGGTTCGTATGCCTCCCTGCGAATTTCGGTGTTTGAAAACCGAGATTACTGGAAATTGCTTCATACGGCAGTGATTGATCAGCTTTGCCAGCGTGTGTTTGAAGAATTTTTATACGCTGCGGTGATGTCTGGAACATTGCCATCACCGACGTTTGATGATTACTGGTTCCGCCCTGACCGATACAACCATCCGAAGTGGCAGGCACGATCCTGGGGCCTGCTTGACACCAGCAAAGACATTCAAGCGTATAAGGATGCCCGCGAGCTACAGCTTGAAACCCATAGTGAGCAGATCAGCAACTATACGGGCGAAGACTTTAGCCGCACAATTGACGAGATTGAGTTTGAAAACAATTACAAAGAAAGCAGGGGGCTATTGGGGCCGATTGACGATCCAATGCAGCGCACATCAGTAAGCTCTCCACTCAGCAACACCAACAACCCTGCTTAGGCTTTGCGCTGAGTATCGGTATCCCTGGGGATGACACAACGCAATCGCGCACGGAAACGGGCGCAAGGTTTTACGCCTGAGCCCACCGAGTCGCTGGTTGCCGTGCCTCAGGCTGGCGTCCGCAGTGATGCCATGGCCGAGGGTGATTCCAGTGTCACCATTTCGATCATGGGAGACATTGGCTGGGATGTGACCGCCGAAGATGTTGCTGCTGCGGTCGCCGAGGCAAAGGGCAAACCGCTAATGGTCAACGTATTCAGTTACGGCGGCGATGCGCTTCAGGGTCTGGCTATCTACTCAATTCTTTCTGCGCATGACGCGGAGGTAACGACAAACGTGCTTGGCGTTGCCGCCTCCGCTGGCAGCGTGATCGCCATGGCAGGAGATAAGCGAATTGTGCCGGTCAATGGCGCAGTGATGATTCACAACCCATGGACGCTCACCGTTGGCGATGCCGCTG